GCTACCGAACCAATACAGACGTTCAGAGAAAGAACCTAGAACCTTCCTATATACGTTGATAAGTGTAGTTGATAAGTACTGATAAGTGATCCCCTAATGATCTTCCTAACACTGTACACTCGAAGAGTGATGTTCTATATAAATATATTAAGAAAGGTGTAGACAACGGATAAAAACCTTGATAAGATGCGTTCTATAAAGTTGATAAGGAATACTGCTATGATTGATAACCTTGAACTATCCTAGAGATACTGATAAGAACCTTAATAAGGACTCTTGATAAGAGAGTTCCTAGAAATTCCTCAAGAAAGAGGGTACAGGGGGGTAAACTGGACGGGTTAGGTGGGAGAGACCCCTTCACAAATATATGTCAAATTTTGGATTCAACTATAACTTGCAATAGAACCTTTCCCACATAAGTCGCCAACAGTCCTTAGTAAATTACTTTAGAATGTTAAGAATAACAGCAGCTATATCTAGCGCTTTAGAAGCTCCTGATAGCCCTTTATTAACCTTGTCCTTACCATTGTACTCCTGAACAGAATTAACAGCCTTAGCGCTCTCTACAATGGTTCCTAGAGTACCAATTACATTTACTGCATCACTGTGCTTGATCTTCTTTAGTGCTGATAGATTTACTTTCATTTAATTTCTCCTTTACGAGTAGTACTAACTGCTTAGCAGTGTTAATGACTAACCAATGTTTAGATAGCCTTTCTTTAATTTCTTGTTCTGTCATTTACGACGACCTCCGAACTTCTTAGTAGTTCCTGAACCTCTACGCATACCAGTGTTAGCGAACTTACCATGTGTATATCCCATAGGATTACGTCTCCACTCTGCAATTTCCTCCTCACGACGTTTAACTGCACCAGCTTCATCATCTTTAGCTAAGAATGGTGATAGACGCTCTACTAAACGTTGTACACAGTCTGCACGGTCATCATGTACCAAACTACCTCTATCGTAAGTAATATTACCTAACTGATAGAAACAGCTATATTGGTTACGCTTTTCCATAGGATGTTGTAAGCAGTATTCCCAATCTTCTTGAATAGCTGAGCTTGTCACTACTAACTTATGACGACGAGTCACAGGGGAGATAGTATCAATGATACGACGCTCTTTCTGAGTAGTAACGAAATAATCGTTCACAGCAACGCCTGAGAGCGCGCTATTAAGCTCTGAATGAGTAACCCCGTAGGATTGTAGCAGTTCAAGGAAATCATCGTCCTGTGAGCCTTTAGAAGCCTTTAAACGCAACTTCTCAATTTGAGCTACAACTAACTGAGTAACAGTACCATGACCCATGTTACGTTCAATATCTAAATCTTTAATACCTGATGTAACCATCTTCATGATAACCTTATTCAAGTTCTCTTCTTTTGTACCACCCTTAAAACCACCTACCGATAGTAAGTAAATATAAGAGTTAGTAGCTGCACCTGTAGCGAATGCAATCTCATCCCCACCTGAACCAGCAGGGTCAATAATCATAACCTTGTGTTCAAACGGTACAGACTTATCGGAACCAATACCCCAATACATACGAAAGGCTGTAATTGCTGGTGTTAATTCTTTATATGCTGTAGTTGGATCACACTTGTACTGAACCACCTCTGGTGCGGAATCTGTACCTGTACCGACTACAGGAATGTCTGATAATTTAATCTTGGTACGCATCTCATCAGATAGTGTTGTATCTAACATGTACTGTAATGCAAAACCTTCTGGACCGTAGTCCAACTCTTTAGATTGTAGAGTTTCTTCTCCGATGTGGTTAGGGTCCGTAGGTTGTCCTCTATTACCTTCAATACCACCACCTGTTTGTAATTCTGGATTTTCTAGTAAACGTTTCATGATCATAGGTGCAATCTCTGTACCTGAACCATAACGCTCTAATTCTTCATTTGTAGGGTAACGACCTGTCCAAACTCGAACACTAAAACCACGACGAGGTAGTTCACGGTAAATCGAGTCCTTAGTCTGAGGTGTACCTAAATACATAATGTCACCATGAATACAGATAGCTGAGAACTCACGAGTCTGTAGTGCTAACTTCTCACGCTCTGTTTGAGTCATAGAGTTACGCATAACCTCAATATCGTCTGCTAATAGAAAGTCAGCACGTTTACCTGCTAACTGTGCGGAAATACCTACAGAAGATACAGACGCAGATTTATCAATACCTTTTAGATCACAGTGAATATCATAGTTCTTAGCACTATCCCTGTCACCTCGGGTCGTATCTGGACGCATCCAACATAAAATATCCCATTGGTTAATGATACGTGTAATAATCAGAGCGATAGAGTCAGCCTGATCACCGCCAGCAGATACAATCAAACAACGGTCTTTAGGACGCTGTATAAGGCGCCAGATACAGTATAAAGCAGCTAAGGTACTCTTAGCCTGCCCACGTTGTGCCTGCACCATACGGTACTTATAACCATGTTGCATGTAGTCTGCAATGTCCTCCTGAATCTCCGACATCTTAAACCCGAGATAAGCCATACCTAACTCAGCAAAGTCTCGAAAACTCAGGAATAACCCTGCAAACATTAATGCGAACATTTCACGATCTTCTTTAGGGATTAACTCTGGTCTATCATTGTGTTGGGCAACATGTGCCCGTAATCTTTTAAAGCGTTCTCGGAACGTCGCATCAATCATAACAACTCCTTATTGTATAGGTCCTAACAGATCATCGAATTGACCTGATTCAACTTGTGTTACTAAAGCATCTACCTTCGCACGTTGTGCTTCTGATAGGTCCTTCAAATCTTCTTTTAGTTTCTCCATACCATCTGCATCAGGTGTGGCTGTGATACTTTCATTCTTTAGGAACGTAACGATAACGTTCTTATCAGCAGATGCTAAAGGGTAGTCACCTTCGATAGCATCTTGGATGTCTTTAATGAACATATCTACCAGTAACTCATGCAACAAGCATAGACGGCTAACACTAGCACCCGTTTTCTTACCTGCCATAAATCCTCCTATAAGCTCCGTAGAGCACGTTCAAAGATAATAGCGTACTTCGCTATAAGCTCAGCCTTATCTTTCCCATTAATGATATTACGAGCAGCTACGTACTGTTGTTTGTTATACTTACTAACTGGACGTTTACGTCTGAATCCAACACCTGTGAACCAACCATTCAACATGCCTTTGATAGCAATCTGAATAGCAACTAAAGGTTCTAGCGCTTTCTCAGGATTCTTAATCAGATCAACTCCAATAAGTTTACCAATACGTTCATAGTTCTCCTTCCAAGTTAGTTGTACATAACCATAACCAATATATGGGTAGTACTTCTTAGATCGAAGGTAGCTATCAGAACCAGCTTCTTTAATCGGCTGCATAGTTCGATAACCACTTGGTAAACCAGTCTCATGATAAATGGTAGCTAGTAAATAGGCTGCCTCTGGATAAGATAAACCAGACTCAGTAGCTTTCTCTACAATAAAGTTTATTGCATCTACTTGAGTCTGATCTAACTTACCTCCGAATAATTCATTACGGATAATATTAAAACCGTCTTTAGTCAGAATCATTTGAAACCTTCCCTTCTAAATATTTCATAGTTCTCACTGTACCGTACCAACCAATAAAGCCAGCTACTACATGAGCAGCGCCAGCAGTTAATGTTTCAGGTACAATGATACCTGTTAATGTTCCTAAGAAACTCATACCTACTAATGCGATAGCTGTAAAGATACCGCAAAGTAGTGCTTCAATAAATGAGAACTTATTATCCTCTTTCTTAGTTCGTAGTAGTGCCACTACAAAAGATGTAGCAGCAGCACCTACGATTAGTTTATCTAATCCCGACCAAACATAGATCAGAACGACATAGAACTGATCTATGATGTTCATATAAAACCTCCGTTAATATTAATAAATACTTACACGCACTTAAATCCAATGCGCCAAAATGCACAAGAGAATGCGCCAGTAGTATCAATAATACGCAAAGTATGCGCGCCTCTTACTAACTTCTGAATACTAGTTAGGTTATTTAACGCATTGACTGTACCGCTTGCCGACACGTTTCTTTGTGTTAAATCAACACCATCTAGCTGAACAACAATTGTCCCGCTTGAAGTTCCTGAGTTGAAAATATACAAATCCACAGCCTGATAGAACAAATCATCTTCAACATTAAAGTTGACTATCCATTTTGTACCGCCAGAAGTTATGGGTACGGGGTTTTCAACATTAAACCACTTAATTGACGTCTGACCGCGAATTACTTGGTTGACGTGAATAGGGTTGTTTGTACAACGTACATATTCATTGTTTAAGAAACTAATTCCTGGGGTATCCGTTGGACTTTCTATCGCATTCGCACAATCTATGAATCTATTTTTTGAAACGTAGTTATTGTAGCCAGTGTTCATGGTAGGCTGAGTGTAGTAGCCCGTCGGATAGTTACGAATCGTATTATTCTCGATATTTGTGTAGCGATTTTCAAGATACCAAGCATCAATACATTTCCGCACAGTCATTGGCGTTTTGATAGCATCACCGTTCTGCACGCCTGTGAGAGGGTTGTTTACTGTAATCGTGTAAACTGTTCCCGCTCCAAATTCTGTATCAGCAGCAGAACTGCTTGCTGTGACTATGTATGCAACATCATTAATATAAATTGTTGAACCGACTGTAAAATTGCGGATAGATTTAAATGAAGTCGTGTTAATAAGTTGCTCAACTGCGTGATACGGACTTGTTAAGCCATAAGCTGGAACATTTGCACCATCAAGCGTGTTGTCATAAAAATCCGCATACCATGTTCCGCTATAACGATAACCACTTGCACATCGCAATACCATGTTATCGTATATTTTTAATCTCTCAGATTTTGTTGCTGTCTGATTAGTATTAACTGTTAAAAATGCCTGCGCGCAATCAGTAATCATGTTGTCGTGAATCAATGTATCGAATACTTTTCCGACACAAGAAATACCCACTTGACAATTATAAATTGTATTGTCATGTACTAAATGTTTACCCTTGCTTGCAACTTGCGTTTCTAACTCAATTGCGTACAAACCGCATTCAGAGATATTATTGTGTGCAATGATAGTACCCTCACCAGACGAGTTGACGATTGCGTTGATACCCGATTGGCGCAAGCATCTAGTGATAGTGTTATAAATAATCGTTGATTGCTTACATGATTCAGCAAGAATACCCCATGTTTTCACATAGCTAACACTACAGTGCATTATGATATTGTTATCACAACGTACAAGCTGTATTCCAGCATCGCCATCCTGCATTCTCGCTTCGCTCAACGGGATGTTGTAATTTGTAAGTGTTACGCCCTTAATACCTTTTAAATTACTAATAACAATGTTTGGGCAGTCATTTGCATAGATCACACCACGTTTTGTACCGTCAAACGTCCAGTTTGCGCGATCTGCTTCGATTTTCGAGTTAATGCCGACAATTTTTAAATCTACAGCATTGCTGAAAACGATGCTTGAGGACGGGTAATATGTTCCAATTATCTGAACTGTAAAACCGTTACGTGATGTTAATTGTGCAAAAGTACGTAATCTGCTAGTTACATCTGTATCTGTACCATCCCCCTTTAGACCTGCGTCATAGGTAGACAAGCATCGAGAGGTTAAATCTCTAACCCATCCATTAAATACAGTTACTCCGTTGTTTACAGACACCTTGGTTGGGTCGTATGTGAAGTGACCACCACCCCTATTCTCACCAGTGTAATAAGATAATACGAACACATTCTCACCAGCATTAGGATTCTGTAGGTTAAGCATGTCTTGAATACTTTCTACAGAGTTAACAGCACCACTGATTTTAGCAAGTGCATCGGCAGCATCTTCAGCAGCTTCAACAGCAGCATCCGCAGCGTCTTTAGCAGCACCAGCAGCTTCGTTAACGGCTTTAAGGGCTTCCTCTAAACCATGTACTAGTGGCAGCACATCACCACGTAATTTAATAAAACCGTCTCGTACCTCTTGTTGTGAGTGTACAATTTGTCTAAAATCCGCATCCACGTTTTGATCAATAAACAATGCACCCGCATCGAAGATGTACAACATCTTATCAATATCGGTCTCACGTTCGATACGTACAGTGCCAGATGGAATGGCAGGTTCAATCTTTAAAGTAACAGCGTTGATGTGGGATACAACGTACCCCAAATCTTCAACTGCTACGTCATTAAGAAAGACATGTACAGCATCATATTTCTCATCATATTCAAAACTGATAGGGAAAGTATCTGTAGGTGTAGTCACCACTGTCTCTGTAAATGATCGTAGTATGTTCATAATTATCAATCCTCAAAAGCTAATGCCAAAGCATCTAACAATACTGCCGAGTTAGCAATACTGTTTTTCTTTAGCGTAATTAAATCTGGCTCTCCTGTAGCCAATTCACTCACAAAATTCCATGTCTTACCTAACGGAGCTAAAGCTGTTACTGAGCTTTGATCTACACCTCCAATAAGCATCTCTAATGGGTAGTTCCAAGAACCTAAAGCACTCATAGTCTTAACTGTCATCTTAGCAAGGTCCTCATCAGGTTCCTTACCATTACGCACGTTAATCGCTGCACCTACTAGCATAGCTGCTGGCATTTGTGCTGCCATGAGTAAAGCAAGACCTACAGCTCCATCACGGTTTAATGTACGACGTAATACCTTCTGCTGCATAGCGAATGCATAACGCATATACGGGAAGACAACCTTACCCATAGTACTATGCTCAAGGATACTAGGTACTTCACCCTTCTGAATGTTAAATGCTAAGTTATCAGACTCGTTGAAAATCTTCTGTTCAAGAGCAGCACGGGTAGCATTAGACCAAGCATCTATATTACCGCCCTTAGCTTTCCATTCAGTTTGGATAGCATTAAGCAGTTCATCAGATACCTTCATCTTATTCTTCATGTACTTAATATCACGCGCATTACCATTAGCAACACCACGTAATACATCACCATATACGCCCATTAACATACCAATCTGGAATCGTTTAAGATACTCGGATAAGTTTAGGAATCGGGTACTCTGGCTGTAGTACTGAGCAGCTTCATGGACACCGTTAGATACAGAATAACCATCTGAATAGTGACTCATGAAGTTCTTCCAGCGTGAGGGTGCAATAAGTTTACCTGTGAAGATGTCCTCCAACGTCTTAGCCTCAGAAGTACTAAATCCTTTCATACCTTTAACAGCAGTCTTTAAACCACGATAGATATGTGGGAAGCTACGTACTACACCAGTCTTATAAACCTGAGTTGCTACGTCGATAATACCATATAAACCTGAGTTAGCTAGTAACATCATATCGGCTACTGCTTGAGATGTACGTAAAGCTTCTGGTGCAGCTTCTCCAATAGGACGACCTAATAAGTCATCACGGACCGCTTGAAAGAACTTACGTGCTTTCTGTGGGTCTTGCCCTTTAGGTAGTTTATCTAAGTATGAAGTTAATAGATTATCTAACTCTGCCTCAGACTTAATACCATACTGTGCCAGACCATTGCGAGCAGCCATACGACGTGAATATTCTTCAAGATTACCAAAGGTACTAGAATCTGTTAAGTCTTTCATACCGAACGTTTTACCAGTACTAGACTTATATGTCATACTCCAATCCCAATCCATACGCTTACGTAGGTTCTTAGGTTGACCTTGAGCATCTTTAGAAGCTTCAAACATACGGGCAGTCACACCGCTAGCATCCTCATTACTTAAACCTGCACGAGTAAGTACATCATGAATCTGTTCCTTAGCCATACCTGTGGTTGCTACCTCAGATAAATTTCGAGCAGCGTCACGTTGCGTTTGCAAGAAGTGTTGACCAACTTGCTTCTCAGTTAATTTAAAATTACCTTTAGGGTTTAACAACTCAGGGTAGATACGGGTAATCTGTTTACCGTAGAAATGAGCAATATCATCCCATGAACCTAGCTTACGATTCTCTACTGCATCTAATATACGATCATAACTATGACGTACAGGCATATAAGTACTACGACGTACAATCTGATCAGCACCTTCTGCTTCTAAGAATCCTACCGCTTTAGCATCATCTAGTACACGTGTAGCAAAACCCGAATCAATATAGGTTCGCATAACACGTTGCATACTTGGATGTGGTTCAATAGTATTAATAAGTTGCTTGATAGTTGCGTCAGAAGGTACTTGCCCAAGTTGCTCAGTTAGCTCCAAGACTTTAGCATCTAAACGTTGCATAGACTCTTGGAATTTCTCCATTGTTTCTTGTGTGGCTCTACCATACGATCCATTATTGCGAGTAATAGGGTTAGGTTTAACCAATGTAATTTCTGATACAGCATCACTTAAATCTTTCTCTAAACCAGCCAAACGCCATGAGTAGTTGTTTAAGTAAGCTGCTTGTGCTGTAGCTACATCATCGCCGTTGTTGTGTACACCTGTTAATAAACGATTAACTAATGTTGAGTTATCGCCTTGAGTCAAATAATAAAGCTTATCATAAGAACTAGATAACTCTGCTAACCAACCATGTTTTTTAATTATATCGGAAGGGGCACCACTCGGTGTACTAATAGGCATAGATGTAGATTTAATAATATCTTCTTTAGCAGCCTCTAAAGATTGTTGTACATGTGGTTCGATAATATGATCTGTAGAACCTAAACTTTTAAGTTCAGCACTAATAGCATCATCAAGATGTTGTACAGGTTTAATAGCACGTAAACCAGCACCTAAACCGAACGTAATGGAATCCATAAAACGTTCATCCTCAGATCGAATAGATTGATCCTCTAATGCTACGTTTACACCATAAGCTGCACCTGCTGCTGTAGCTGCCTGTGCTGCACGTACACCCATCTGAGCCATACGTGAACCTTTAGCTGCCCAACCTAAATAAGGAATAGCTGCCAAAGGTAAGTCAATGTCTATAAGACTAGCTGCGATACCCGTAATAGGGTTCTCTGCTAATGCTTTAGCATCTTCACGTTTAGACACGATACGTTCTGTACGACTTTTCCAATCTTCATAGTTTACTGCTTTATTAAGGTATTCCGCTTCGTCTGCATGTTGCATACCCCAATCTTTAAAGAACTGATCTGTAAATTCGTCAGGTGTAAAGTTCGGGTCACGGTCATATCTTAATTTATCCATACCACCACGTAACCAATCTCGTCCAGTAGGTGCAAATCCTGCGATAGCTGTATCCAATACAGATGGAGGTGCTTCTCGCTCTAAACTCTCTAACTGTTGAGTCTCGGTAGTAAGGTCAACTTCGTCAGCTTGACCTTGTGGTTTTGTGTTTATAACGTGATTAATTTTAGGTACATTACCAGCAGGAACAATAGGTAGTTCAGGCTGAACCTCTGGTAACAATTTAGATTCTCGTGTTCCTGTAAAAAGTCCAGCCATAATATCCTCCTATCGTTTACCTTGTGCTGTAAAATGTTGACGTAATGCGTCTCGGTAGAAACGGTTACGTTGATGTTTCTCTCGTTTGTCTTGTGTATCACCACCTGCTGAATAGATAGGCATACTCTTAAGAATACGTAACCCATCTGCGTAGGTAGGTGCGTTCATAGCCCGTGTAATAGTATCTGCTGCACCACCGCCACCATGCCACCATGCATCTGCTAGTAACATAACAGATTGTTTATACTGTGGCGGGTAAGGGGCTGCTGTAGGAACAGGTACACCAACTTTAGCCAGACGATTACCCATACCATTAAAGTATTCATTGAAGAAGTCTGCTTCAACTTTCATAATACCTTGTGGATCACCTGCTACTGCATCAAACTTAGCTTTCCATTTAGGGTGTTTGTCCATGCGAATACCATGTCCATATACATTACCAGAACTTGCACCACCCACACCTTTAACAAAAGATTGTTGAGATGCGAAAGATTCGAATGTATTGAAGTTACTTACTAACTGTGTGGCTAAGCCGATATTACCATTGAACATACCTGCCATGTTAGCTGGGATACGCACGGTACTTGTACCACCACCAATACGCTTAAGTGGGAATGTACCTAGACTACCATTACTATTGATAGTAACAGGTCTAGCACGACCACCAGACATAGCACCACCGTAGCGACGCATGTTCTCACCGTATAACGTATTTGATGGTCCAGTAACTAAACCACCTGAGTAAGTCTTAGTAGCAGCTAATTGCTTACTACCCCGATTACTATACTCCTTAGCCATGTCATTACGTAGACGGTTCATTGTAATCTGTGCCCCTTGCATACCTGCAACACCTGACACGTTTACTAACTTACCTTCTTTGTCATAAGCTTGGAAATATAAACCTGTACCACCCTCATCAGAAGATACAACAATATCCTCTGGTCGAGTCTTAAGGCTCTTAGCAATTTCTTGACGATACTTATCTACCACTACACCTAACAGATCAGAACTTAAAGGAACACCATTGTCTGATTTCATACCTTTTACTACATTAGCAGCATTAGGTGTTAAGACAGTACTAGCATAACCTTTAGGTGATTTCTGTAGCATACCTAAAGCCTCCATGTTAGCCATAAGAAGTTCAGGACTAGCTGTAGTAGTACTTGGCGCTAACTGGAACTTACCAGCTTTAGCAGCAACTATAATAGCATTGAGTTGTGAATCTTTAACAGCAGATTTCTGACTATTCCAGAAACCACCACCATGCCCACGACTAAACCATTTATCTAATTTAGTTGTATCGGCTGTTAATGAAGTTGTCGCTTTATCAATGTTCTCATAACGAACTTGACGATTGATTGGGTTACGTACTAATTCACGAGCATCAGTCATACGACCACCATTACGCCATAACTGCTCTACTGCGCCACGATATTCTTCTGGAACACCTGCAAGTAACTGTGCAGCACGTGCTGGGTTTGTTTGTGAATAATTGCGGTACATACCTGCCATTGTATTAAATACTTGTTCACGGTTCTTATAGTACGGGTCTTTCTCAGCCTCAGCTTGAGTCATACCCATAAAACCTGTAAATTGGGAACTAGCGTACTCAGCACCTTTCTTAGCTAATTCTGGTACATCTGTCTTACCTGAGAATGCATGGTTAATCATTGCCATACCACCTTGTAAAACATCACCATTAGCTTCTCGTAGATGCTTCTGTGTCCAAAGGTTTACAAACTTATCTTCACCCTTACCTGTACTTGCAACAAAGTCAATCATGTCAGGGAATTGATCAATTGTGTTAATGTCAATATCTGCATTCATAACCTTATTGTGTTGCGATACATAAGAGTTGGTTAACTGACGAGTTAATGCTGTCTTCTTATCTTCACTCAAATTAGGGTTACTGTAGATAGCATGCATCTTCTCGTTATAATCATCAGAGTCTAAAGGAACTTCACCTACTTCAACACTAGCAATATACTCAGTTACTTGACGATCAGCCATAGTATCGTTGTAATTAGTAATCCCCACATGGATATCATCAGCGATTTTACGTACACCTGTAAGGGTATCTAAATCGACATATCCTTTAGTATAAGCATGATCTACCATACCACGTAGTTTATTTACTACTTGATCTGCACCTTGTGCTGTAGGATCAATTTGCTGCCCGATAAACTTAAACGCACTTGCGATTTCATCCTGTGCTGACTTAGTAGCTTCTTCTAATGTTAAATTAGAATCAGCAGTCATCTTAGCAGCTACAGAACGATTCACGTATGAATACGTAAGTACGTCTAACTCATCACCACTTAACTCTGTAGTACGTAATGTATTTACATAGTTAGCTTGTAATGTTAATGTACTCTGATAAGCTTTGTCGATAGCAACACGTTGTTGTGTATCCTTAATAGTTTTCTGATATACAGCGTTCTCTTTTAAACCTTCCTTGTAAAGATGTTCTTTAAAGTCAGCATCAAGATCACTGTTATAAATAGCATCTGTGTATTGAGTTAAATACTCTTTACCTACTTGGTACATCTCGTCTGAGCTTGCACCATTGTCTGCCATCTCTTTAATACGTGCATTGAATTGTTGAAGTTGCTGTGCTTGTGTAGCTACTAATTTCTGGTACTCTTTACCTTGATTATAGTATTTACCATCAAGCCAATTTACCTCACGCTGTACATCGTTCATTTGATCACTACGACCTAATGCAATAAGACGATCAGCGTTCTCCTTATTATATGTTTGTAAAGCTTTATCCGCAGCAGGTAATATGTCTTGCATAAAGCTACTCAATGCATTACCTTCTGCTGGACGTTCGATAGCTTGTAAATTACTTACTTGTACATCACGTACACTTGGCATCTGAATTTGAGTAGCCATATACCCTCCATATTACGCTGTTAATGATCCTGCTGAACTTGTGCCTATAGCAGAACCAGATTTACCGAATGATCCGAAATCAGATAATCCAGATAAACCACCACCTGTGGAACTCATTGTATTAGTAGTCCCTTTAGAACCACCTTTGTATTGTTGGTACATATCCATACCCTGTTTAAACATCCCTGCATAATCTACTTTAGCTGTCTCAGCTTTACTACGACGTAAAGAACCTGCTGCACGGTTTACAACCTCATTAATTTGAGTGTTATAGTTATCCACACCAACTTCCCAATCTAGCCATACTTGACGTGTCGCTTGTTGAACTTGACGGTCTAAAGTACTCTTAAGAGCATCTGCACTTGCCCCAATAATATCTGCTGCACCGAATGCTGCGTTAAATTGAGAAGCAGCTACTTGACCCTGTGTCCGATAAGAGTCAAGAGCTTGGGATGTGCGTAAGTTCTCTATGTTACGCTGACGATCCATATCAAATAACGTAGAACCTAAGTTAGTTACCACTTGTTTATTGTATGCTTTTAAGGCTGACAAATCCTTATCAGGGGTTAATAACCCTAACACACCTCCGATAATACCACCATAGGCTGCACCATAAGGACCGAAATTACTCCCGATAGATGCACCTGTTTGTGCACCTTGCATACCACCTTGCATATTCATAGCCATTATAAACGTCTCCGTCCTCTATTGGGTACACGGATATTATAACTAGTGCTAATGATATTTAGTTCTGTTGTACCTGTAGCCCTAAGACTAAATTCTGTTGAACTTAATAGCGTACCACATGGGAACTTAACATCACTTACTGTGTTTACTCGCGTATACCCTAGTTGTGCTTCTGACCAAGCTTGTGCAGACGTTTCACCATCAAACACATCACCATAAGCATCAGAAACATGGTACTCAAACTCACCTGTGCCTTTGAATGTCATTGTAAGATCGACAACTGTACTGTTACTACCAGCAACTACTCGACCTTTATCATCTTTAACAAAAGGAGGTGTTAATGTGAGTGAACTTTCATAAGGTACACCTAAATAAATACGTCCGTTAAATTGACACTTAATCTTAGTACCTTCTATCTCATATTGGACCATAGCGTGACGCATGGTCTCAGAACTGTATACAGCAGCTACTAGCTCACCATCAGGTAAGAACTCTGGTAATGTTCCCTCACCGTCCACAATATCTACGTATTGATAAATATCTAAAAATGGGATAGGTTTATTGTCTAATTGGTTTAACTGTACGTTAACAGTACCAACCACTAAATCATCACCTACATCCATAAATAATACTAAATACTCTTGTAGAAATTGTACGTGAAGCACATCATAAGGTAGTGCCCATTTATGGAAACTCATTAATGGTCGATCCTCACCTGCCCACAAGTATTGATGTACAAGTAACTCTTTCTGGTCAGAACTAAATACCGCCATATTATCTGTTGTACTACCTGTGATTGAAGTACAAACACCTGTAGCATATAACGGGATATGGTCTGCTAAGTTCTGTGCGTAGTATTGTGCATCTGAGTAAGCATTAGGGATCATCTCACCAACTTGATAATAATCTGTACCGCGTTGATAAGTGTAATATAAACTACGAGACACAACCTGTGGTTCACTAGCCATACTAATGTTAGCCTTTGAACTTGGGTAGATAACCGCTGTCTTAGGTGTAAGTACAGTGCTATTGGCTGGAATAACAGCTTGTTGGTTCTGTGATAATAAAACTAAATCTTTATTATACGGAACAGCATACTCAAACTGTGCAGCGCTTAAAGCAGTACTAGACACTTCAATAGGGTCGTCATCTTGTAATTCCTCTACAGTGGTACGCATATACACATTAAAGTCTGCTGTTGCGCTCATATTCACATATGAACCACTCAACAACACTAACCGTGATTGGTAAGCGCTAATACCTGTAATACCAAAATCCACAAACTTAGGTAATGGGTTATTATCATCATCACCTGCTGTACGTGGTTGAATATCTAGGCTTTTAACTTGGATAGTATCAGTATCATCAAAGTACCAGTAAATAGGTTCGTTAGTGAACTTATAAGGTGCTTCATATATACCACACTCTTTCCAAGTGCTAGATTCAGCGTTATATTGATAGTAAGCCGAATTACCGACTGTACCTACTGCAATAATATATTTATCTAAGATATTAGGTAGATTAGCAATAATGTCTTGCTTACCTTGTACACGACTAGAATTACTAGTTTGAATATAAGTACTACCTGTACCAGATTCTATTACTAATAAGTTAGTATCTGTAGCAGACTTAGCTTTTAATGCAACAGTACTACCTTCACGTACAACGGTATATCTACTATTTAGCGTAGAGTCTGCCTGAATCCCTTCTAAAAATTTAGAAGCTACATATTCAGGAGATGCTAAGGATGCGTCTGTACCGTGTGTAGATACCTGTAAACTTACTGAGTAGGTTCCAGATTTAACGTCTACAGAGTACATCTTAGAGAACTGACCAGACCTAATACTGATATAGCCCATCGTACTTGGATTAGGTGTCGGATTAGAACCACCTATAAGTGTTTTAGTAATAACTTGTTCAGTATTCAATACGAAACAATTATTACGTGACACAGTACTACGGATACTCGATTTACCGTTTGAAGCTTTAAGGTAATCTGTCTGGTGTTCTTTAATTAATGTACCGTTAAAATTATAAATCTTTAATACACCTGTAACAGTATCTACGATCATAATATAATTAATACCGTTGATATCAATCAAACGTATATAACTACTGTTAGGGATACCTGCTAATTTAGTTTGGAATTTAACCCCACCACGTCTACGTAAACCTGTTACAGCATCAGATAATAAATTAAGCTGTGCGCCTAATTGTCCGTCACTACGCTCTTGAGGTGTTTGCTGTGATACACCTTTCAAGAATGACGGGTACACTCCCTCAAGAATCATAATAACTCCTATCGTCTTAAATATCGTTGAAAGCGACTACGGCGCATAGCTGCATCATTACTATTCCATTTACGATTACGCATATTCTCTTGAACTAGTAATAAACGGTTCGCTTCTTTACGTTCTGTCATAAGTTGTACAGAGTTCTCTAGGCCGTAATCAGAAACATACACTTCAATACCTGCTAAGTACGTAATATACTGTGCAGCATATTCTGGTAGTTCATCAAACGGATAGTCATAGATAACCTTAACTGTAACGGGTCCAGTAAAGTACCGTGTGTCATTATCAATATCATATAGTTTAGGACCACGTTTAGCTACACGTTTGGTATTACCATAAATAGCTAGTGTGTTAAGTGGTGCGTCAATTGTCTTGTCTGTATTTAACAATAGTACCTTATTAGGAACTTCGTTAAACCAGTGACCCTCCGCAAGTACACTCTTACGTTGTCGATCAATAGCTGCAATGATACGAGATACTGTAGGGTTTCGTGAATCTTCCACACGTGTAATAACATGCTGTCCTAAATAAGGTAGGATAGCATTTACAGCTTCAAGTAGAGTCATAAGTACATCCTCCTTGTTATGTTGATTTACTTTAAGATATGATCGGCAACGTGCGAATAGTTGCTTTACTGATACTACAGCACAAGATTTTATGGTTTTTTAAATTACCCATAAGTCCTGATTGTGTCGCCCACAGATTCGATCATATCTTAAAGTAAACCCTTTCGAGTTTACGCGGTTGGTGTAGTGTTAGTTTTAATAACAGCTACATCAGCCTTAATTGTTGTTGTGTCAGTCTTAACTGTAGCAATATCTGCACTGTTAGAATCCACAACCGTTTTAACTGCTGCAACCGCAGTCTTTACTTCATCAATAGAAGCTTGAATAGCGCCCAACTGTGGATCAGATGCGCCACCTGTAATAGCTTCTGAAACAATCGGTGGACCAATAGCACCAGCCATATCACCTCCTATTACTCAGCTTTAGTTGCTGTCTTAGAACGTGTTGGAGCTTTATCCTGTTCGTCTACCTTAGCCTGTAACGCACGTACCTGTTCTAATAGTTCAGCCATCTGTGCTTGTGTATCTGCGATAGCTGTATCCTCAGAAGTTTGAGTTAAAGCTAAAGATACGATTGGTTCACATAATGCACCTGCCATAGTTTGAATCTCCTAAATAGAAAGGAGAGCCGTTAAGCTCTCCATGTTATTATTCTTAAGGTGTAACTTGTTCAGTAATACGAACAACACCAACTGTGTCTGGACGACGTACATCTACAGTAAACATAGAGTAGCAGTCAAGAATCTTGCTTTTCGAACGTGGATCGTACCACGGCTCAACAGTCCATTCCTGAGCAGTTACAGTCACAAGAGATAACGCTTTAGAGAAGATGATCATACGGCCTTTAATCTCATCAGCAGTTACGTCAAATGCGTTACCGTTTTCAGTAGTAGATAAACCGTGACCAGTGATAGCTGCTGTAGGGAATGCAGTATTCTCTACTACAGGGATACCATTCACATTTACCACACGACGGTTAGCGAAGTCACCGTTGTCTGCTGTGTAATCCTTGTTGATTAACTTAGGATGATGTAATAACGCTGAGAACGTATCTACGTCAACTAAAGTAACCATGTCCTGTAAAGGTACACGACGTTTAGCCAATGTATCGCGAGCTTTAGCGTGAGCTTTCACAAGTGCAGAAGCATTTTGCTCTAACTCAGCATCAGTTAAGTTATCACCACCCTTAACGGTTACAGGTACGAAGAAGCCGTCATGGAACTCACCATGCTCTTTCAAGTGAGCAGGTGCTACCCAAGCTGGGGCTTTCTGTAAGCGGATGATATGTGCTTGGTCGTACTCTAAACCAAAAGTAGTACCGTTGTTACGTCCCATCTCAGTCCAGAAGCTAGGTGCAGTCCATTCATCCATCTTATCGACAGGGTTACGGATATAAAGCATAGCCTCTACAACTACGTTAAGTTTATCAGACTTAACACGTTGGTCGAGAATGTCTTCACCAGATTGACGATACAATGCTTGAGAAGCACCTAAACGGTCAATACGGATTTGGTTAGAACGTTCAGCCACAGATTTCTGTGTTGATAACGCTTTGAAAATTTGTGTATACTCAAACTGAGTATCTACCGTACCTTCATAAATTTCTAAATGTTGGTCGATGTTAGATTCATCACCACCCCAGTGAAAGCGTGTTGAACCATCTGCGAAGTAATTAGCACCTGCCATATTATAAATCTCCTATTAAATACCTTGTTGTTTGCCTAGAGCACGACGACGCTGTAAATCAGCAATCTTTAATTGTGCTTCTTTATTTGAGTATAATTGATGGCCATATTGACGATCTAATTTACCCCACTCGACCAAGAACTCTTGGTGTGACACAGCTTTACCGCCTGTACCACCTGTGCTACCATCGATCAATGCACCATTGTTAGAATTGACTAACCCAGCACCGCGAACATGGTTCATAATAACTTGGATAGCTTCATCTTGTTTACCGATACTTTCAAGGTAAATGGCATAACCACGTACATCTTGAGGTGCGGATGTGTTAAAACTGTTAATAGCTTCTTGCCACTGCTCAGCACCACCAGCAGCAGTATGTGCTTTCTGTGTGATTTGTGCTTTAAGTTGTGTAGCATGTTGATAAGCTGCACGAGCAGTAGCCACTACCTGTGCTGCAATATTAGGTTCTAAATCCTTAGTTAATGTTGCGACATCAATTAAGTCGGCATTACCATACTGTACAGCATTCTTAATAGCTGCTCCGAATACTTCTTCACTTAATCCAGCATTAGCCGATACAACCTTAATGCTAACATCCAACGGGCTATCACCTGCGAAATCTTCTGGTGTATATACCTTAGTTGGTTGAGTAGGCGTTTTATCTTCAACTGGTGCAGGTGTTGGATTACCTTGTGGTGCTTGGTAAGCTTGATTCTGTTGGAACCCGAATTGACCTTGATTAAAGTTTGGATTAAAGTTCTGTTGGAAGTTACCTTGTCCACCTTGATTAAATTCTTGTGGTGCTGGATTACCTTGTCCACCTTGCGGTGTATTTTCTTGAGGGTTTCCTTGACCACCTGTATTAAATTCACTCATAAATACTCCTATTGAATACCTGCTGCCAATTGAGCAGCCTGTGTATTTTCTAATTGATTACCACCTAACTGTGCGCCAGCTTGTTGTAGTACTTGTTGTCGCTGTGCTTCTGCTGCACGTTGTTCTTCCATAGCCTTAGCTCGCATCTCTTCCTCACTGTATGTAATCTCTGAAATATCAATACCATTAGAAAGTAGAATCTTATCTACAATAGCATCAAGATTAAATCGTTTACTTACTTGTGAGAATACTTGGGCAACTGTAGCAATCTCATTCGCTGCTACTAATAAAGCTTGGTTCTCTGAACTACGTGATAATGCTTGTAAACCAGTTAGAATATTTAATTCGATTTCTTGTCTATCAATCGCCTGAATAAAGTCTTTACGAACTTCATAAAGTAATAGATATGCTAAAGGTAAATGCATATTCTGAGATAGTTGTGAGTACACACCACCGAGGACTTGCTCTGCTTCATCAGCATTACGTGCAATCTCATAGGCTGTTACACGATCACCTTCTCGCATATTACCTGTGTACATGAACGCTACGTTTAGACGTTGCATAATAGCTTCTAAACCTAACCGAATCTCATTCATCTTTTGGAATGATCCAGATTCATAGTTCTGTACAGCATTAACGTTACCACTAATCCAGTCACCGTTACGTGAGTTCACAGCAGATTCTACATCAAAACCACCTTGTGCATTATATACATGACGGATAATTAGTGATTCAATCTGATACTCTGTTAAACCTTGTGAGAGTTCAGATAACTTAGCAAAGTCACCTGCGTACTCTTCTACGTAACCACGACCATAAGCATCACCATTCATATAACTCCATGTTACAGGAATATATGGGCATAACTTATCTCGGTAGATTTCATAGTTTGGTAAACGTACACCATCTATTTCTTGTGTAATCTTCCACGAGATTACTCCATTGATATTACGCTTACGGATTCTAGTATAAAGATCAAGGGTCTCGTCCTCATTACGATCTTGTAGTAGTTCCTGAGTCTCAGCATCTAATTCCCGATAACGTTTAGGTTCTCGTGTGATGATCTCAAGTACTTCCCCTACATTGTTGCGTAGTAACGCATAATTCTTTAAACTAAAAACACGTAGGCGATTATCTCTACGAAGTAATAAAACTTCACCAGTGATAATAAGTAAACGCAGTGCTTGCACAATCTGTGCATAAGATGCGTTAAAGAATAAACGACGACAAGCTTTGTTCTCTAAGTCAATAAGGGTACTTGTACCACGTTTATCAACTAAGTCTTTCAACTCTTGACTAGGTTCGATTCTAAAGAAAGATGTGCTTACGGGAAATAACGTACTCGCTAAACGTGACGCTAACCGATTCACTAGATATGCACCTACACTCTGGTAGTCATGCTCAATCTCAGCATTTCCATTATCTACCGTAATCTCACCTGTCGGGAACACGCTAGGTAGAGTCCAAAGTGCATACATTTCTAATCTTGTTTTTAAAGAATCGTCCGTGTATTCATCGTACAAAGCTCGAATAGTCTTTGTAAAATCATTTCCTTTGGACTTCATAAAACCTCCTAATAAGCATTAATCCCTAAGCTTGAATAACCACCTGTAGGTCGTTTCTTACGAGGACCATCTGCACCTGTGAAGGTAGTACCTCCTGTATCATCAAATTGTGTTACTTCTTTCTGTTCGTTAGCCTGTTGGAGTTTCTGAGCTTCTGCTTGACGTCGCATTTCTTCCTCATACTTCTTTCCGAGGTCATCCTGCCCGCCAATACCGAATATATTCATAACACTACCTAAAGCTTTACTTAACCAGCTCATCGTGTAATCTCCTTACGGACCAATGTAGGACCTTGTTGGTTAATTAATGTTTGTATCTTATACATTACACTACGTTGACCAGTTTTATAAGCTAATTCTTCTGGTGTAAGTAGTTCTGTATTCTCTGCAAAACAATACTTATTTAAGTAATCATATTGCTCTTGAGTGAATAATGGAATGTCTCTTGCACTCATTCCTTCTCTCCTTCTATAAGTGTAACTTCAAATAAGGTTCTTCCCTTCTATAAGTGTAACTTCAAAAAAAAGCCCACATACTCGAAAGTATGTGGGGCTATGTTTAACCAAACATATAGCGTGATTTAGAAATTTCCTGTAAATCAAGATTACCTTTAGTAGGAAGTTCATATTCCTTAGGATCAATCGCATTGAACTTTAAGAAGTCTTCAATATCAAACTGATCATACATATCAATAAATGTTTTACGTAGTGATATGTGCATAGATTCCACGTCACTAGGATGTGTCGCAAATGAATCGTGAATCGGTAGAACTTGTCCGTCAAAGTCTAAGATAGTTAAACATAAGTGACTGCTATCCATACTATGTACAAAGTTAGGTACAATACCGTTAGCTGCTCTTAAGGTATTATATTGGTTATCTGGATAACTATAAGCAATTCTTGAGATTCCCATCGAACGAATTGCTACAAGTTTAGTTACCATACCCTCTGCCCAATTCACAACAGGAACACCTACTGGACTAAACCAACGCATAGCATCAGCTTTATTTTTACGTACAACGTTCTGCAAGTAGTTCATCATCTCAGCAGATTTAGGTACAGTATCTTCGACACCTTTACGTAATGCCTTACCAACTGGTTTAGCTAATCGGTTGTAAGTAAAGACTGTCTTACCATCTAACTGAATCTCATCCATACCTGCTTCATACATATCATTAGCTAAGCCTTGAATAGTTGATAATAACTTCGAACCGTATACGTAAGTCATCACAGGTTTCTTCGCCATATTACGACTAATAGGTTTATCAGCCCAATACTGACGTACAGCAGGAGAATCAGCTAATTCTAGTTTAGACTCATCTGCTATGTGCGCTACACGCATATAAATATCAGACTTCTGGTCTTCACCGTTGTCTAATAAGTTCGTGTAGAGTCCGCCAACTTCATCTCTAGTAAGTGCCGAAAGATGTTGGAGTCCTGAACAAGTTGCGTCCATTGCAACGGGGACATGACAAACGTAAGTGGTGGGGTCTGGAAGTGCGAGGGCACTTTGGAGAGCAAGACCTGCTTGTAATAAGGTAAATGCTGTGTCGGGTTCGGGTGCATCCACATCGAAAGGGTTATTAATGAAGTTCTTAATATAGTTCCAGTTATCATCACACCACTTCTCCTTCAAATCTGGATCATGTTTATCATAACCACAACAGTTTGCAACATGAATCTTTAACCATTTAAGTCCTGTTTTACCTAAAGGTTTACCTTCTGCAAAATCAAGACAACCTTTAATACAATCATTCGATTGTGGATTAATACTGCTACGGAAGTAAAGACGACCTCTCCAATCAATAAAAGTTGGAAAGTACAAACGTTCTTCATCTTGATATCTAACCAGTTCTTGAATACGACTTAAGATACCATGTTGACGACCAACACGTTTAGCTTCTTGTGTATACCATGAACTCATTAAACCTTTCCAGAATTGGAACTGATCTAATTCTTCCTCGGTAGCCTCCGATTTTAACCAATCCTCGGTAAAAGGAAATGCAGGTTTCGGTGCAGGTTGATAGCTTGGTAAACCTAAAATACCTACACGCATAGCAACTGCTTTACGTAAGATTGTTAAGATGTCTTTATTGATCCTGTAAGGTACAGACTGTGCTTTATTCATTGCAGCCTTAACTAGCTCTGCACCATTGTTTAAGTTATCAATAACCCAATGCTTGTGCTCTTTCTTAATAAAGCGAATACCACACATAGGTGAGTTATGTTTAAACCATTCAGTTAAATACCCACCGTTATACTGTCCTTCCCAATCCATAGGTTTGATCAACATAGGCGGGTATTTAACAACTGCTCTCGCTGCACTCGCTGCATCCTGAAAGTGCTTCGCTAAGGGTTCAGAAGCTTTAATGTGGTACATACCGCTATCCAGTTTAGCCCATTGGAATAATCCTGTAGCGTCATATAAACAACTTACCAACAACTTAGCTACACCTATACGCTCCTCTTGTGACCACTGTTCCCAATCTAGTTGAATAGACTTAGAACCTGCTAAGAATGTACGATAACGGTGGGTAACTGATTTTGTACCTGTGTTGTCTAAATACTGGATAGTCTTGTCAGTATATGCAGGGTTTAACTCTTGCATAAATACCAACATAGACTCTGACTCAAGCATACGACCAATACCCGTAAGTACTTTCTGCATAGACACTGGTTCAGGTACAGCACATGCATTAATAATATCACGCAATGCAGCCATTACTAAAACTTCGGGATCAGCGATAGAAAGTAATTTTAAGTATTTCCCACCAATACCGCGAATCTTTTGTTTCTTAGTTGCATTTAAAGCTTCTACACCAACTTCAAATGCTTTGGCTAATAGGATACGACCTGTACCTACGTCAGCAGCACGTCCTTGCTGATATGCATCTAGTACCTGCTTCTGACCAGCAATAATACTATCGTGACTATATGATTCTTCAAGAGCTATTTGGCGTTGGTATAGATCAGACATTATATCTCCTAAACTTTAATTTTGTTTACTAACTGTTGAACTTTACGTTTGAGGTCTTCGATAGAGCCATCATTATGAATTATATAATCTACGTAATCATAAGGATTATCAGATAACTGTAATTCAGCAGCATAGACTTCCGAAGCATGTAGTGTACCTTTTGGTACAGGATGACGGGTAATTAGGATATTAAAGTCCACAGCCTCATTACCAAAGCGAACATCAGGAATGATTAGGTTACGGTCTTGATTCTTAAGATAATTAACCCAAATGTTTTCATCAATCGCACGACCTACCTCTGTACCTAATAGTTGTTGGAACTTGCGAGGACTCATCCAAGTACACGAGTCAATATGTTTTTGACACAAAGCATTCCATTCATCTAAGTCTATGTCGGACCTATTAAGCTTAAGATATACATAATCAGTAGCATCAATAATCTTATCAGCTAAAGATAAATCTACAAACTTATCCACTTCCTTCACATCACGATCATCAAAGTTCTCTCCGAACACTTGACGTGCTGCCTCTTTAAGGATACTTGCATAACGATCAATTTCAAATGCTTGACCAACCTCTTTTAAAGCTTCTTGTAGGATAACTGCTACTGTATCTTTACCTGCCCCAGCGAGTCCAATTAAACCGATCTTATAACTCATTAAGCATGTTCTCCTTCATAAATTTCGCGCATGTGTTCAAGTTCTACTTTCTTCTGCATAGCATAACCGTCAGCACAACCATATAGCATTAAACAGCCTCGGAAGTGGTGATTGCCCTGCCAACCTTTATATGGCTCGTCATGTACATAACATGCACCAACTACTGCTGCAAACTGTTTACGACCTGTCATAGGTAATTGACGTTCTGCATAAGCATACATTTGTTGATGTCCCATTACGAAAGATTCACCAACTGTCTTAAGACGTAGATCAAGATTACCTCCTAGAGGCTTACCTGTGTTCACGTTAACTGCGTAGTGTACAAAGTGAATACCGCAAATATTATGTGGTTTTAAGAATGGGATAACTTCCCAACCATAATCGTGAAAGGCTAATTTATCTGTACCAATCAGACCTTCAAACTCTGGATGAGTCTTAACAAAACGATCAATACGATCTTCATGATTACCTAACACCGCAACCTTACGTGGATTATAACCTTTAACAGATCGGATATAATCTTCAATGATACCTAGCGCTTCATCACCTGCTTCAATATCTAATACGAAACGACGACCTTCTGCACTAAGTTGCCCTTTATCATATGTGCTTAACGATGCCATATCGTAGTGATCACCAATCTGTACAATAATGTCAGGCTGTTTAAGTTTGATATAGTTTGCAATCCAGTGGATATAATCAAGACTAATACCTTGTTTAACCTGAGTATCACCAATTACAAAGATTGTAGGCTTACGTGGCTTCAATGCTACACTCTTGTCAACACGATGAGCTAACTTCTGAATGTTATCTCGAATAGTTCGATCAGAAATACCTAACTCTGTAGCAATCTCTGAGCTAGTTAGACCTTGAAAGTGCATACGAAGGGCACGTTGTTTCCATTCTTTTAAACTGCTGAATACTACTTTAGACATAAATTACTCACCTTTCTGTTTACGTTGTTTAACTACTGCTCGTGCTTTTCGTGCTGCTGCATTTCGCTTCACACGCTGAGCTTCTTTCTTCTCATCGGCTGTTTTGTGACTTGGGTAAATCATAGTCGTTGGATGTGCATCACAATAAGCATAATAATTAAGTAGGTTCTGCAACCACTCTCGGATTGCTGCATGCTCTTTAGACTTACTGCCCCAAGAACCTACTGCATTAATTACCTTACCTTCACCAGCGTTACAAGAACGATGAAGTGTACCTCGTATTAAACCTGTCACATGGTCATGGTCCACTGCGTAATCTGAATCTCTACCCATCTTAGTAAAGTCAATCGGCTTGTGACATAGTAAACACTTCTCACCTTGCTCCTTATAGAGCTTCATAGCAATAGGTCTTAGTTGACCTCTGGAAATCTTACGTGCTGTCATCCTAATAAATTCCCGAATATCTCGTTCTCAGACTGTAACTGCTCATCGACTAATTTCCAATCCCATGCGTTGAACTCATTATAGAAACGGGCTAACCGTGCTACACTTGGACGACTCCCTAATGAGTTACCTAACCGTACCTTATGTACTTCTACAAACGGGTCAGGGTTCTTTAAAGTAACATCCTCATCTACGTACCACATGTTAAAATTAAAATCGAAGCTTTGTACTAATGTTGGTATGTCCTTATAGCTATATTTGTCATACGCAATAATATTAATATTACCCTCACGCCAATCTGCTACAAAACCTGTGTGACCCTCATATAGGGAACGCTCAGCTTTAGTTAATAAATGTTGAGAGTGTGCAGGTAAACCAAACTCTGCTTGAAGCTCTGCAACATCGTCCATATCTTCGACAAGTACTGCAATATCAATATCCGAAGTGTCTTTACCATACTTAAGTTTACGACAGTAGCCACCGACTAGTGCTGCGGTATATCCATTCTCTTTCAACCAATCCAAAACATTTTGAACTTCTACAGGTAATTCAACTTTAGTTGTCATAAGATTCATCCTCTATACGTTTCCAATCACCACCAAAACAATCCTCTAAGAATTGTAAATTTGCTGGGCTAAGGTCATGTTCTTTTAAGAACTTATAAGCACTGTCTTCACGATTACGTAACAACCACATAGCTTCTGCTTCTGGTAGTACGTTTTGATTGATAGCTCTATAACCGTCTAGGACGACGTTACAGGCTTCATTCTCATCCTTGATAGGTTCTAAGGTAGCTAACGTTAAAGCTTCACCACAAGCCTTACCGTTCAATTTAATGATACCTTTAACGTTATCCGCTACATCTCCCATCAGTAATTGTGCAAAGAAGAACTTTGTACCCTTACCAACGATTTTAGATGCAGGTTTTAAACTTGGTGTCAACCACTCTTTCTTAGCAATCCACCCAAAACGATCACCCTTAAGTAGTGTTTCGAACTTACCTTCATCCATGTTATAGGATTTGTGTGGAGATATTTGCAAATCTTTATCTGCACTTACTAAGATACCATTTTGATAATGATAATGGTCTATCATTAAAGCATCATCGGCTTCAATGTCGTAATGACTAAACACCTTGATCGTAGGATGATCTTTGAAATAATCAGGTGCAATATTGCGTAATTCTTCTAAGTTAGCAGGTTTTTGTTTACCTTCTCGGTTGCCTTGATATGGTTTAACTGTGTTCAGTAAATGACGTCCGTTCTTAGCACAGCCTGTCGGAGTTAAATGAACTCGTGCAGTTGTCGCACCTGTTAAGAACATCTTTTCCTGAATAGCAATCTCGAAGTTATTAAGAATAGTTTGCATCTTACGATACTGAGTGCATACGTAATAACAGTCACTATCTCCATCATGTAATAACACATCTCCTTGATGACCTGCTTTGTATGTATCCACTTTAGAGATACTGTCGGAGGTTACGCCAAAGCGTGATAGAATATTATTCATCCCACTGACTCAACTTTACTAGAATATTATTAAGTTCGTGTTGCGCCTTAACATATTCTGCGTAGTAACAATGATGATCCATGAATACGCTAGGTTTGTTTATGTCTATACAAATCAATGCATTGCGGTAGTAATTATAATGTACTCTACGGCTTAAATCCTCTGAAAGTAAACCACGTACCTTACACTGCATCCAGTGTTGCGCTGCCCGATCGTGGCTTACGATGGTTACGCACTCATCTGGATGTTTTACTAAGTACTCCGCAGCCTTTAGGATCATACGAGTTGTACGACCACTTGCACGTTTAGAATCTTCAACGTTTAAACTCATTCGCACTTCTCCCCACAGTAATGACAAGTTCCAGTATAAGTTGCTACTAATCCACAATTAGGACAATTCATTGGTGTTGCTGGTTGAAAGTCTTCATATTCGATATAAGTGTACATGTAATCTCCTAGAGGTTGCCTCCCGAAGGAGGCTTATAATTTGGTTGTAAGTAGACTTAAACTGCTGGAACTGCTGGGATGTCTGCTGCTGGGACCGCAGGGATATCAGACTTGTCTTCCTCAGCATGTTGATCATTAGGGTCAGTTTCTTCCACCTCAGCTTCAAGTGCTGGTAAATCCTCACCTTGACTAATCAATAATAGGTCGATTGGCGAACCTTTAAAGTTCGTAGCACTACGGATTTTTTCTTGAATGAAGTTCTTACTTTTCTTCTCAACAACTTCATTACCGTTTGCATCCTTAGTTTTCTTATCGTATTCACCTTCAATGAAGATCGAATCCCATTGTTCCTTAGTAGGTGCATCCCACAAGAATAATTGATATTCTTCTGCTGGAGTATCTGCTACACCATCCTTACCTGCTTCATACATAGCACCCGTCATTGCATTAGCAATTGGCTTCTGTAGTTGAGAGAAGTCATAAGTATTATATTCTTTACCGTCCTTACCTTTCTCAATACCAATTGATAATAAGTAAATGCTACCAAGTTTCTGTACAAAGTGTGTTGCATCTTTAGCATAGTTTAATGCGTTGAAGATTTTAACAGCCCCAGCTTTTTCGTTTTGGTGTAACGCAATATCAAAGCGTGTACGAATCTTTTCAAGTTTACCGTCTTGTACGTATGGTTCTTTTGTACCATCAGGGAGAGTACCAATACCCGCAAGGATGTGGAATCCTAAAGAAGCAGTCTTAGCTGGTTTCTTAGGTTGACCTTTGAATGGTTTCTGTTTCTGAATACCATGATCAATGTATTGTGTGAACTGTACAATCGCTGTACCTTCACCTAACAGACGTTTCTCAAAACCACCTGATGTAGTTTCAGTCATGTCTAATTGTACTTTACCTGCTTCGATTGCTGCTGCTGCTTGTGCTAATAATGCGTTCATAATTAAACTCCTGAGTATTAATGGCTTGCAAATTCTTTGTGAAGTTCTTCACGTTTGACTACTACCCAACGCTTTAGTACTTCAATATCTTTTGAATGTTTCTGATAACGTTTACCGTTTAAGCATACTTCTGCACTAAACATATTATCTCCTAATCTAATGTCTCCTTATTCATCATGGAAGAACCTATCTCCAATTCAGCAGGGAACGGTGTTGTATCATATCTCCATTCTTTTAAGGCTGGGATACGTGTTGTCATCCATTTTGGCGTAGAGTCCATAATCTCTTTCACCTTAGTACCTACCATAATAGCCGTCTCACGATCTGCACAATCAAGTTGGATACAGTCATGGACGGTGTTAATAGGTAGTGCCTTCCCTCCGAAGAAATCATTCTCAATTAACCATCGAATGACTCGACCACATGCACACTGTACAATGAAAGATGCCTCACCTTGAATTGGATAGTTAGCTATCTGTGTGTCTTTGTAATCGTACTTCTCTCCAACACCCTTAACATATTTCGGGAATTGTCGGAAGCTATAGCATGTGCCAGATAGTGCTTTGAAGAATCCGCGACGAAAGTGTTTCCATATGCCGTTAACCAATTCTGATTCCATCGGCATAGATAATCCGTTCTGTTCAACCTGTGGTCGGACGATGCGTTCTGAAAACGTAGAGGACTCTGGAAATAACTTTCGTTCTGTCTCTTTAAATTGTTCCGCCTCTTCAAGAGAACATCCAGTACTGAAACTAATGCCCATAGCAGAAGCACCATACTGATTAGCAAAAGCGCGTGGTTTAATGTCTGTACGTAATTGTTTGTACTTCCTGTGTTCAGGATGTTCTTTGTTATGACATTTATCATAAACAACCTCATAAGGTTCATTAAGCGCACCAGCCAAACGATAACAGTGCATGTCTGTACCATCTAAAAGCTGTTGCAATAAGTTCTTATCTCCTGAAATACTAGCTAAAGCTACTACCTCAAGAGCGCTATAGTCACACTCAACTAAACGACCATCACTACCAAAACGAGACACGAACATCTCTTTAACCTTACTCGTACCGTCTCTAGGCACGTTCTGGAGATTCGGTCGAGAACCTGATAAGCGACCTGTAACAGTTGCACAGTTGTTTAATTGGTGATGGATGATTCCATTTGGTTCAACATATTGAAGCATACCCGACTGCTTACCCTTATCATCTTCAACAAGATAATACGTCGTGGTATCCTTGATTAACTTCTTCATGTCGCGTAACGGCTGTGCTGCTTCTGTGAACTTAGCTACTAAGTCTAAAGCGTCATCACCTGTTGAATATACAGGAGTACCACAAGCTGCATGTACACGCTTACCTTTGAACTCTGCACGATCACCTGTGAACTGCTCGGATACATGTTTAGGTAATTCATTGAAGTTTACCAAGCCTTCAAAGCGGTATGTTCCTTTACCCCACTTAAGCTTCTCCACACCAGAATCAATCTTAAATGTTTTAGGTAATCCCTTATTACGTCCAGCTTTATACTTAGTAATAACCCCACCACGTTCGATCTCACAGTCTTCAATCTTATTGATCGTGTCAGGTTCTAAGTATTCTACTGTACCATCATCCCGTGTGAATTGATAAACCTCAATCTGTTCAAACTTAGGTGGATCATAAGGAACTTTCTTATCGTAGGTAATAGTACCACCAAATAAGAACGCACTCATATGATAACCAGAGGTGAATGAGAACTCTAACTCAGCAGGTAAATCTTTCGGTAGATAACTACGAACATCCTCTTGTAACTCTGCAATACGTTTGTACTGCTCATCCATGTTCTTCTTAGCTACATCCATGTTTACGTACAAGCCGTTATACGTTGCGATAGCATTAAACAATAAACTATCCATACGCATTTTAGCCATTTCATACATACCAACTTCTTGCATGTACGCCACCTGAGCAAAACATACTCGACGTGTATTCGCTACGTCACCGCTATGCTCATCAGCTAAGTATTCCATTAACAATGCTTGGTCGATTTCAGAAGTCTTATAACCTTGTTCCCAAAGCAACTTAACCGCATCAATCTTTTTAGTACCACCGTACTTAACAGCACAATCTTCAAGCTTAGGATACATTTCAGTTTGATGTGTAATTAAGAACTCTGCATATTGAGTGCAGAATACACGTCCACCATTATTTAGGAACTTCTTGATCAACTCAAACTTGGTTGCAAGTAACCAATGTAACTCAAAAGATAAGTTGTGGGCTACTAATACTTTAGAGTTTAATAAATCTTCATCAAACGCTGTAGATGCTACCCATTGATCGGGTTCGGTATAATACTCTGATTTAACTAAACCATTATCACACGCCCAACCAGCAGCTACTACGTAGTTCTCAGGGCAATGTGGGCTAGCTAAAGAACCACAGTACTCATAGTTCTCCACCTCAAAATCCAGAATAATCCAATTATGTTTCATGCATATCTACCTTTGTGTTTTACAACGTTGTATATAACTTTCTTATCTACGTTATATTCCTTAGCTAATGCAGCATAGCCATTAGGGTTATATTTCCCTGCTTTACCTTTAATGTACCTACTACGTATAGTGGATATATCCTCAGTAGTAAGCTTATGTTTCGAAGGTACAACCTTAGCAGATCGACCACGTTTAGCACGATCTTTATTGTTATCCGCAAGTGTGCCGATCTCTAAATGCTCAGGATTAACACATCTAGGGTTATCACACTTATGCCTCACAACTAAACCTTCAATATCTTGCATATGTATATTATTAGACTGACAGTATACAATGCGATGTAGTCTACTAATTCTAGGTTTCTTATATGGATTAAGTACCACAACATAACCTTCGGGACTTAGTGATTTAGTTTTACCATGATCTATACAGTCGGTTAGCATAGTACCTCCATATTATTTACCTTTAAGTATATTTATAAGAAGAAGTATAAATAAGAATACTATAATATTACTTATGTATATTATTATAGTTATATTTATAATATTTAATATCATATTTATATCTCCTTCTATTAGTGTAACTTCAAATAACTAACTACTAAATCAGTTACTTACAGTACCCAATTAACGATTAATTAGGAACAATACTATAGATATAAACAGTAGTGTTTGTTACCACCCTTCAAGAGCATTCCACCATTCAAGCATCAGGTTCATCCTTATCTTCACGTACTCGAACCACTTTAGGTAATCGTAATGCTTTACCTGTACTTGATTCTTGAAGTGCTTTAACTTCCCAAATCTTACCTACTGGATTCCATTCTGACAACGCATCGGGATGTTCTAAAGCTTCATATTGGCTTGTGAGTGCTTTACGTCTTTCATCAGTCCATCCTTTACCCAAGTCTGCGGAGAAAGTATTGCCCTTATAAGAGAATTTAAGCTTAGCAATTTGACCTGCACGTTTACCTTTACCATACTCAACCCCTACGCAAAGTAGATCAAGATGAAGACCACGAACAATCTTCATTGCCCGATAACCTTTATGACCAGCTATCCAATCAAGGTCTTGTTTAAACACAGCACCTTCGTGACCTAACTTAATCTGCTCATCAGCGTATTGCTCAGCATCTTCTTTAGAACTAATGATTGTATTGTCTATAAGGTATAGACTACATTGGGCAATTTCTAAGATGCGTGCTAAATCTGCATAACGGTCAGTATAGTAGCGAACAGAACCACCAGCTAAGAACTCATCAAAGTGCAAGTAGTCGTGTAACATCACGTAGGATCGCTCCATTGCCTCTATATCGGCTGTTCCCCACTCTGCCTTACGGTTGGTACTTACTAAACCAGAAAGTTCCTCTAACGTGATTGTAGGCGCAACCAGCTCACCTATGTAAACACCGTCCTCTAAACCAACTAGACTCTTAAAGTATGTTGTGGAGTACAGTTCAGAATAATATTCCTTACCTGTTCGACTGTAAGCTTTAGATAGCCCATTATGAATAATGATAAGAATATAAACACCGTCATATTTAACCTGACCAATTAAAGGATATGTGATCTTATTTTCAGGTATTTCATCAAAGTGCTTGACAAGCTGCACAGGGTTCTTAGTCTTAGCTAAGTACTCCTCAATTGAATCACCAACTTTAAATCTATTCATAATCATTTCCAAGTGTTTAAGTCAGGGTTAAAGAACGTCTCAGCTTTGAGATACGATTTCTTACCTGCACGTTTAAGTTTATTCTTTGGTGTACTGATACCACGTTGGTACTCAATATCCTCTGTAGGTTGCATCCAAGCACCACCAAAAATGGCTAAGTCAAGTGTAGTTTGTACACCTGTTTTACTGTTCTGTAATGCAGATAGTGGAGGGAATAACATATCCATACCCTCAGCACTCACCTGAATACTTCCGATATGAATCATTTTATGAATCGCTGCGAACTGTCGCATAGTATCCCATACCGTTTCTAACTGCTGTACATCATTAGCAGCTTGAGCGCCTACACAGCGAATACGTCCAGTCATGTCTGTAATTACACAGAACGGTTTATGTTTACTGATTAACTTATTAACATCAGCAGTTGTTGCACCGTGAATATTCACTAATCGAATAGCATCAATACGTCCAACTACTTTCTTATAAGCTTCACGTAAACCGTCACCACCTAACTCTTTACGCATTTCGAACAGCTTACTACTATCAACGCCCAGCACCGTACTATACACACGGGGCATAATGTCCTCTGCTGTACCTTCATTAATCAAGTACAAGATAGGTTGAAACTCTACAGCACCAGCCTCTACCAAGTCCTTATGCTGCACTGCAAACGACTTAGCAATCGCACAGAATAATGATGTCTTACCTGCGTTGGTAGGCATGGCTAATGCAATATTCTTACCAGCAGTCGTACCTTTAAGATCATCACAGATAACGTCAGGTAAACAGTCGAACTTATAACCGCTATCATCAGCAGATAAGTCGATTAACTCTGCAATATCCGTGTCGCACCATAGCGCTTCTACTTGCGTTGTAACGCGTTGTTTGTGTGTTTGGGTAGCTACCTCAAGCTCACTTGCTAAGTCGAACTCCTCACCACTCTGAAAGCGTTTCAGGATCATACCTACTTCACCTTCGAACCGTAGTACTTCAAGCTGGTCACAAGTATTCTTGATAATATCCTCACTCACAGGCTTACGTAACAAAGTAGTTAGTGCAGCCATAGCAGTGATTTGCTCTTTCGTCATGTTACCTTTAAGTTTTACCAGCGTATCAAATGCGGACCAGTCTACATATTGATGTTCTGGATACTCCTTAAAGTAAACACCAAACCAATCCAGTAATCGGACTGTGTTAGCGTCTAACATATCTTTAGGTACAGACGTATAAAGAAGATCGAAACGCTTCTTATCACTCAGTGCATGTAACACATTCCGATCAATTGGTTCACGGTCAGACATAAAATTTCCTAATTATTTCAACTTACTAGCTAATTGGTTTACTGTTATTGTTGTATCAGCCCAACCATAATCTCGTCTATTAAAACAATACAATTTAGATAGGGTCCAGATACAACATACGACATTCGGGCTAATCGTCTTAGTAGACGTACTTGCTGGTCCTAGATTATTTGAATGTAATATGGATATTAACTGGTTACATTCCGCAGATGTTCGAGGTATAACCTTAAGGATAGCCATTACTTAAATACCTCAGAGTCAAGTACACCATGTTCTTTCCAATGGTTGAAGGCGTTAATGAAGTCATCAGGAGACTTAGCATCGTAACTACCTTCTGTCACAATGTTACGACTACCATCTGCATTCGAGCTTGGACCATCTGCACCTCCGAACTCAGGATGAGCTAAATCACCGTCCCACCAAATCTCTACGTTAATACCATCAGAACCATAAGGTTTCAAGGATTTAAAACTTTCACTCCCTTGACTATTTAGGAAGTCTACAATAACCTTGTGTTGTTCAGCGTTTACGTCAATATTAATACCATTGTATAACATTAGATTTCTCCTAAGTTTTCATCGTTTAAATAACCATCGTGACAGAAGCAATTCACAGCATGTTTGAATTGTTCTAACGTCGTGACATCAAGGTAACGCGGAGGTGTAAAGGTATCTTTACCACGTACATTAATACCTGTTGCGTTCAACTCAGTATGTACATTAATTACACAGGTACCACCGTTATATCTTGGTAAGTCCTTAACGTAAGCAGGGTGTACAGGGAATCCATTGTTCTCTGCATGTTGTATCGCTAGAACAAACTCACTACGAGAATTTGCAGTTAATCGGATATTTGCATATTCCATATTATAACTCACTAAATAATTGTTTGATTTCGTTGGGTTTTAAATCCTTTGGGTCATACCCATCAGGGATATTTATCCGTAAATAAGGTACACCAAAAAGACTAAGACGATTACTAATAAGCCTTTCAGCAGTTTGTCCTGCAAGATCGCCATCCAATGCGAGAACTGGCTTACGTGATAACAAGAAGTTAAGTTTTTCATCTTCAAAATTAGTTCCTAGTAAACACATTGCACTGTAACCTGAGTAGTGTTTTATCTTCATACTTGAAAACAAATCCTCAGTAACAGCTACAGGCTCTCGTGTATCGAATTGATTTTTGCCTTGCAAGTACACAAAGCTCTTAGGATTTTCTTTATAGTATTTGTACCACTTCATAGGTGAGATACCAGTACAATCTCTACCGATGTCAACACCTTCGAAGCTAAACACTAACCGATCATCCTCTAAATTATACATAGGTCTATATGGCTGTAGAATCGTCGTAGAGACACCTTTGCTTTGTAGTAGTACAACCATACGTTTGTACTTACTTTCGTGCTTCTCAGCTAATTCTGTAAGCGTACATAGCTGCTTATAGTTCAAGAAGTGCTTAATGGCAGGCGCTTGAACTAACGTCTCCCGAGCTAAGTGTGTCTTCCAGACCTTACCACCTTCATGACAACGATGACACCAACATGACCAACTGTCTAAGTTGTTATAAACATCCATCGCCTTAGTACATTCTGCACCATGATATACACGACGCTTCTGTCCTAGCGGTACAGCCTTTGATTGATCCAACCATTCACTGCTATGAAGCATCTCCTTTCACCTTACGCAATTGACTAGGATATATAGAGCGTCCACAAGTTACGTCGCTACCATCAAATTTTACATATACAGCTAGCTCTGAATCTCCTACGGCATCTATACGCATGATAATACCTGTATCACCTTCACTAAAGTATTCATCATCTGCACCCACTAAGTTTTTAACTTTAACACGTTGACCTATAACGCAGTTCTTACGCTTCATCTTTAACTTCCTCCAAGTTTAAATGTGAACCCCAATCTTGTTCCGATACGCTATTTTCAAAACACACACACGTAGGTAAAATACCCCACGCATTATAGTGTGCAGGTTCCTTAGCAATCACCACACCTGTGCGACCTAGCGATTCTTCTTCAAAGGAATTGCCATTAGGATTATGTGCAACACGAACACGCATACCTACTTTAACTTTACCAAATTTCATCCTACTACCCTCACTAAAGGTCTAATAAACTTGACCGAACAATACCATATATGCCCATTATCGAAATGTACCTGCACCATCGCACCCCTGCGACAATGACCTACAGTACCTTTAATACCTTTTGGTACAAAAGAACCATTCGGTACTGTACGGTAAACCCGATCACCTACAATATAATTATACCCACGCATTTCGTTTAGCCTCACGCTTAGAGCGACGATCTAGCTTACGCTCTTTTACAATATTCTTACGCTCACGTTGTTCACGCTTACGCTGTTCATAGTTAGTTAGTTCTTGAAGCTCATCAACATAAGCTTGTGTAATACTATAACCTTTAATTGACATGTTCTACCTATTAACGAAAGTGATTGATGATAGCCTTAAGGGTAATTAATAACTTCTTAAACAGTGATGTCTTTACACTGAATGGCTTATACTCGACCATCGACATAGACCCTGCAACTTTAGAATTAGATGAGTAGTCGTTTAGATCAGCACCACCAAACACATTTAGTTTACCTACATGACGGTAGATGTTTCTAGTTTTGATTGTAAGTGGAGTCCCTGCCTTAGCCTGTTCAAAACCATCATCAGTAACAGCCACAGTAGCAACTTTACCTTTAACTCGAATACCTTTAGGGTTATCAGGGTCATACTGGGGTTTATAATCTTCCTGTGGCATTAAGTAACGTAACTCAATACCGCAGTCCGCTAACACTTTCTTAGTAGCTTTAAAGTGCTCAGGTGAATAGTTAGCAACACAGAAATCAGGATATTGTTTTTTAGTAGTCATCTTATTTAGCTCCTTTTACTTCCACAGCGAAATGTTTAGGTGTACCGTGTTTACTAATATACTCATTGAGTTCTTTATTAAGTAACTTAGGTTTAAATACTGCTAGGTATGCAGCTTGATACAACGCAGCGAATGGGATAAATAGATCATCACCTTGTTCACGTAGCAACATCACACCATTAAGATGTTGTTGAGCTAAGCGTAGTAACAGAGCACTCGGTTTAATACCTAAGCGAATTAAGAAGCTGTTTGTTGTAGGTTCAAAGCACCAACCACGCACAGTACTCTTACCTACACGAACATGGTCCGTAGGTTGTTGGTTGTAAGTAAACCCACCACTTAATGCGTTAACATTATTAACACAAGCATCAGGTACTAACACAGCACGGAGTACCTGCTCCACTTTATGATTATAGATAGGATTACCGTTCCACTCTACATTATCAAATTTACCAACAGGATAAGCGTTACGTTTAGTCATTGTTTAACTCCTTTAGAGTTGTTGAGAATATTTACTAACAGCATCCCTATAGAATGCTGCTATAAATATACTTAATTATCTATTACTGTTACAGTAATAGTTACTGGTAGGTTCAACTTAATTAATTCTGTACGTAGCTCCGCAGCTAAGCGAATAACGCTTTCTGGGAGTATGTAATTTGAGTTGTTCGTCACACTGTGACCGTGTACATAAGTTTGTTCATTGGGTTTAATTGCTTTAGACACTGTTAGTTACTCCATTCAAGTAATTAGCTAAGCGGGTAGCTGGTCCTTTTGTGCGATAGAACGCAACCATACGTCCGTCAGGATGTCTGATTTCCCAACCACGTAGGTGACTACCCACTACTTTTAAGTTCGGATTCTGGTAGCTCCCATGCTGATATAGAATACGTCCAGTCTGCACATCAACAACCTTACCGATTGCATTATGCAGTACAGTCCCAGCGCCTACTAATTCAAAGTCATGGGCAGATACCGCACCTTGTGGATAAATAACATAACCGATACAACCACTCTCTTCCAACCAATCAGTACCGTCATCATCCATATAGAACAAGCGAATCGGTGTGGTCTTATCTTTGTACTGTTCAATAACTTGTTGAAGTCTTACGTCCATAATATCACCTATACGTATTTGTTAGCTAACCATGCAAACACAGGAATAGCTAGAATTAAATATAAGAATGTGTAGCATTTTGCTGTACTTGATATAGGTAACACCCAAGCAGCAAAGCAGAAGGCTGCACCTAAGAAGTAATGTAGCAGAAACAGACAAACAATAATATTAGAGATCATGTTCTTCCTCACTAGGAGTAACTAACCACTCATATGCAGACAACACTGCATACGTTAAGCAGAATAAACCAGTTGTAAGTACGCTGTTCACTACACTACCTCCTACAAATACAACACCACTGATCACAGCGCTCACAGCGCCACCAAGTCTTAGATGTGTACAAAGTATTCTTCATAACCCACATTGCCCCATATAACCTAACATATACGCTTTAGCAACACGAGTACGCCCTTGTTTTAGTGCACGATAACCTGCACACTCATCTAGTCTTCGTGTTGTTTCAGCACGCTGATCTTCACAGAAAGTACCTTTCTCTTTAAAGTACTCTACTTGCCCTACAGTATCATGGTACATTATAAAGAATACTTGCATAGCTAACACAATGTCTTTATTAGCTAAAGCAAACTCATAACATCGTTTAGCCATTAGGCAGTTAAGATAACGCTCATCCTCATACTTAGTTGTTCCACGCCCAAGCTCGTAAGCAAAGGCGTGATCATGATCATGTACAGCACGGTATAGTAAGTTTACTTGTGGACTTAAATATAACTTATCTGCATCGTTAGCACCGCTATACACAAGGAAAGGTGAACCAAAGTTATGAGCGCATAACCACATAGCATGCACTTGTTTACCCGTACTAGGGACTTCTTCCGCATTAGCTGAATAGTGTATAGGGTACTGCCCTTGTTGTAATAACAAGGTTTCTTCAAGACACTGTGCAATTACAGTCATGATAGGTTCGATACCATAGATTATATGTGACATATTAACGATCCTTACAGATAAAATAAGAGAGGATGCATCCAGCAGCTATACATAAAGAGAATACAAAGACTTGCTCAAGTATTGTCATAGTGTTTACCCTTTTGTCGTGCTGCAATTTCAGCTAATACAACAACAAGTGTAGCTAAACATACACCGTACCAGAAATGATAAGGTAATCCTAAGAACATGCGTCACCTTCCTTAAGCAATGCAGATTCAAGTTTAGCTTGTAAGTATACCACACAACGCTCAGCCATTTCCTTACGCTTAGGGTTAGACCATCGGTTATGAGCACTATAGAACTCTTCCCGATTTCCGACAGGGTATAACCACGTACCTTCTGGATTCTTTAACTGGTCCCACATTTCATCAACAAACCAATTAGGATAATCCCCAAAGAATGCTGTGCATAAACCACGCTTTGCATTCACCATCTTTTTAGTGATAGGTAGCTGTACTGGTATACCGTCTTGTGCTACGACATAATCCCAATTCACTAACGCTTCTTTAAGTTGTACAATAGTGTCTTGCAATTGTTTAACAGTAGGTTCCATGCTACACCTCAATCGTTATTACAGTACCTTCTGGAACAGGTAGCCAATTATCTTCAAAACGTTCTACGCGTTCCTTGTGGTATGTTTGTGTGAACCCTATCTGTGGACCTAGATCAATCTCACCACGTTGCATGTAGTCTGCCCGAGGTCCACCATTAACTAATACCGTATAGCCTAACCCGTTAGGATGAAATAGCGCCACATCTTTAGTAAATTTGTGTTGACGTATTTCACCACCAGCACGCAACTTGTTAGGTAAAGTTACTTTAGACTTCATATTAAACCTCTACTTCCAGTTGGTTTAACAATGTACGCAACTCCTTAGCTGCATCCGCTTTACCTTCAATGTCCACGCCTTTATTAATCGCTTTATTGTACTTGCTAATAAGGGTAGCTACCTGAGCATGTACATCGAAAGTCGTTAACAGGTCTGGTTCAGGTTTAAAATCTACCCAATGGTTAGCAATAGCACCTGCTTCATCATAAGTTTTAGACTTGTCCTTAGCGAACAATCGACCTTGCTCGATAGCACTCTTATCCGCTTTGTTCTCACGGTCCAACATACGTACATTTCCATACGCTAAAGCCCACTCACAGAACGCTGCTTTGCGTGAACCTTTAGGCATAGCCTGAACTAGCTTATCCAACAAAGTGCTATCACCGTGTGCATCACAGTGTTTAAGACAACTAACACCAGCTACGTGAATGTCGTTGTCAAGTTGCTTACCACGCTTAGAGATAGATGCGATTGCTTTGTTAATATCTTCAACAGTGGTTAATAGATTCATAGTGTTCACCTTACGGTAGTTGTGTTAAATAACCTTATTAACATGGTCGGCTATACCAACCATGCTGTAAGATTACTTGTCTTCAATCAAGAACCATCGGATTGCGTAGTCAAACGTATAACAGAGACAGCCATCTGTATGCTCTTCTTTAAAATAGATTTCACCGTAACCAAACATATCTTCCATGTCTGGGTCAGCAATATCTACCGTATTCACCTCCTTAGCTTCAGGGAATCTCTGCAAATACTCTTCTGAGTTATACAGTACAGCACCTTCTACTAAGTCTTCTTTAGTGATCTTACGTAGTTTAATTTCTTTAGACATAAGGTACTCCTTAGTACGTGGTTAGAAAGATTTATAAGCGTTGTATCGGTTGTGAGTACGGGACCCTATACCAATACAACTATATAAATCCTTACGGAATTATTAAAGACTTAACGCCTTAAAGCCTAGTTCTATAAGAGCTTACTACTTGTGTAATAAGTTTATCCTTAAAGGACTCAGTACACCCCTCTAATATCGGCTAGAGGACGGGATTCACCGCTCAGGTAATTTGTTCTGGCTTACCTTACACCGCCTATGTAGCACATTACATCATTAACGGCTTGCTACTGCCTTACAATTCACCTTCAACATCTACCTCTTAGAAGCTTCTGTTTCTAGCCTAGCTCGTTTGCTATGGTTGCCATCTTAATCATGTTTGATTTCGTTGTCAACACTTAATTTCATATTTATTCAATTTAATTCTTATCAGTGTATCAGCCTAAACTGATACTTGAATAGTAAAATCGACATCTATCATTTCAGGGCTTAGCCAATAATCCGATAATGAATTATCATCAATTTTATCAAGCTGTAGCCATATAGGATGTAATGCATCTTTTACATCAATTGACATGTCTATAACCTTAGCATGATAACTTTTATCGGTATTGTAGTAAGTAACCTTCACAATACTACCTATTTTAACATCACTCATATATCACCCAAGTGTTGATTGATACACTGATAAGAACTAATGAATAAATACTTTAAAGAGTAACTCAAGGACTCGTCATCGCTTGGTATGAGTTCATAGTAACGAGATAGAATCTATATGTCAAACACTTTCTATAAATATTTTATTCATGTGATCATAAAGTAATCAATACTAATACTTCTATACTTAGTACTGTACGTTTTCAGGGGTAGACTAAGTTATTAATATATATAGATAATATTTGAAGTTACACTACTAGAATAGAATAGAATAAGAACTACAATAAACTTCTAATAAATATTAATATAAGAATACATCTATAGAACTATCTATATAAGTACTGATAAGAACGTATAGATAAGAACCATATAAGAAAGTAATAAGAATATAGATATAAGTATAGATATAAGTATAGTGATAAGAGTTATGATAAGGACTGTATAGAGTATTACTTATAGAGTGTATGGATAGAGCGAAAGAGATGGATGCATAGCGGAACATAGAGGCAAGCTACCGAACCAATACAGACGTTCAGAGAAAGAACCTAGAACCTTCCTATATACGTTGATAAGTGTAGTTGATAAGTACTGATAAGTGATCCCCTAATGATCTTCCTAACACTGTACACTCGAAGAGTGATGTTCTATATAAATATATTAAGAAAGGTGTAGACAACGGATAAAAACCTTGATAAGATGCGTTCTATAAAGTTGATAAGGAATACTGCTATGATTGATAACCTTGAACTATCCTAGAGATACTGATAAGAACCTTAATAAGGACTCTTGATAAGAGAGTTCCTAGAAATTCCTCAAGAAAGAGGGTACAGGGGGGTAAACTGGACGGGTTAGGTGGGAGAGACCCCTTCACAAATATATGTCAAATTTTGGATTCAAC